GAGCCTCCTTTTCCAGATATGAGTATAGATTAGGTTGCCTTATTGATGTTAGAGATTTGAGATCCACTTTACCTCTAGCTTTTTTTACTTGGTTAGAAGGAAGATCCAAGGCGTTTATGAACGTCCTTTTCCAGTCTATATTAGAGCTTTTCGAGCTTTTTTTCTTCTTCCATCCTAATTCGGTGCTCCAGTAGTCTAAATACGCTTTCTTTAGCGACAATCGGATGTCTATGCCCGGATGCAGACTTTGGCGTTGAGCTATGAACTCGTCATCGTTAGATAAGGATTCATAGGCTTCTCTCAACCGATCGCAGTACACATCGAAGCTTTCTCTCCAATTATCCGTATTTTCATCTTCCTCTTCCTCTTCTCCTTCTTTTTCCCCCATACCCCCTATATTATCCTTAACTCTATTACTATCTATATTACCTATACCTATACCATAGGGGCTATCAAGCCCCTTTGAAGGGGCTACTAAGGGGCTACCAAGGGGCTTTTTAAAGAAATCTTCAATTGATTGGAAACCAAACAATTGCTTCATTTCCTCTAATCTTCTTATTATACCTCTATGCGCAGCGTTCTTAGAATTCAAGGGAAGGTTCTTTTGGTGCTTGATGAAATTACGTATATAAATATACTTACCGTCCACCGAATAAAGTAATCGTCCTTCAAGCTCCCTTAGGCCTCTTTCAACTTCTTGCTTACCTAGTACTAGATCAAAGCTGATCTTCTTCTCGTTTATTTCCATGAAGCCAGCTAGGTCGCAAAGGTCGCACAAGTACAAGAATAGAAGCTTGCTAGTCGCTTTCAGGTCGCAGAACCAGTTATCCGTCCATTTGTTCGTATCTGTATATCTATATGCCATGTTCTAGTGTTTAATATATTATTCCTCTATTATACAATTCCTCCCTATATTGCTCCAACGCCTGAAGGCATCGTTCCTTGTCCATGTATCCCATTGGCATTATCCCGGCCAACCTTGCGTTGCATCGGTCTATGCCATATTTGAGATCCCTGTTTGACATTTTCTTTATATCCATGTTATCTCTTTTTAAAAGTGTTACAAAATCTCGTGGAGTTAGCTACCCGTCCAGCGTCATGTATGATGCACCAAACGCATAGCCCCTTGTGAGGATGTCCGTTGGCGCAATCGCCACATTTCACCTTTTCTTGCTCGTCTTTCTTCTTCGCCATATCACCAAGTCTTTATTTTTATTGGTAGATCGGCGTACCACCAAGCCAGAATCGTAGCGTCACGTTGGTCTTGGTTCGTTCTCTTAGGCAAGGGACCGACTATGTAGGAGAGTTCCTCATGGGTTATCTTGCCCTCGTCCCCTTTCCAATGCTTGGTCAAAGGCTTTACCTCTTCGCAGGGAATACCTATGTGCTCGCACATCTGGAGAAGCAATATCCCGGTTTGCTGGTTACGACCTACATACTTGGCTATCCTCTCGCCGGATTTACCCCTAGCCTTATGGAAGTTGCTTTTTTCGTTAAGCCATCCGGCCTCGACAATGACCACTATGTCTACCCCCTTGTACCTCTCTCTCGCTTCCTTGATAAAATCAACTAAGACAGGGAAGGGGAGGCTCTTTAGAATTAGCTGTCTCGTTGAAGGAGACAGTACGCATACGCCGGATTTATCTATGTCCGGGTCAACGGCTATCACTAATTCGTATCTTTTCTTTCCCATGGATTCCTCCTTTCTTTATCGTTTATTAGTAAGAATATGGCCAAGATCACTGCTATAAGTCCGAGTATTGCGGTGATAAGGTGCATGGCCATTGTCAAGTGATCTAAATTCTGTATTGTTTCCATAATTAGATGTTTGTTATTCGTGGACGGTGCCGGGATCGAACCGGCCTCTTTACGTCATGCGCACTCCGTAACGTTTCATCCCGGAATACTTACCGCCCGAAATCCCCGCATATCCTCACGGACGGCGGGGATAAAAACTAAATCTAATACCATGAAAAACACACTCTAATATTAATTATCTGTTTTGCCCTTTGGTACGCTATCAGCGTCAAACGGGAAGATGTCCATAATAAGGGTCTCGCTTACCATTGCCAAGGTATAATCCGCCAAGGTCCCTTTCATATTCTCCTCGAAGCATGAGATCGCTTCCTTTAGGCCGCTCGCCTGTACTATGAATCTGGCCGCTGTTTTCTTCTCTATGCCGCTCTTCTCATCAAGCGTGATAAAATAGATCTTAATCTCATAAAATCTATCACCGTTATCGTTAAAGAATAGTTCCGCTATCTTTTTACGTGTTATGTCGGCGATAGTGAACTCTCCGGTAATGTACGGCCTTAATTCCTCTATCGTGCGTGCTTCAGCCTCCGTATAGGAGAGGGCATCCACTAAATAGGGTTCGACCACTCGTTTTTGCATGCCGTTCTCCAGCATCTTCTCATATGCGACCTTGCTAATAAACCAGTTTCTCATATATACTTTAATAATTAATGTTATACTTCTTTCTTTCGTATTGTGGGACATACCCTTCGCAAGGAGTATTCCCGTCAAGTAAGGCCGATTCCGGCCTCACAGTTTCCCCTTCTTTTTTAGACGGGTCTGTCCAATGCCTCTGCCGTTGATGGCAAAGGCAATGTCTTTTAGAACATGCCTCATTGAGGCAGTATTTAAGATATCTCATTTTTCTTATAGGTTTCCAGCTTCTTGACCTCCTTTTTAAGGAGTCTGGCAGCATCCATGTATTTGACGCTGCCATAAGGAGCGGTAATAATAATGTTGGTATGCCTCACGATCTTATCTATAAGATAATTTGGAGGCCTGTCACTTTTTCTCATGACTAAAAATTCGAAAGGTTTCTCATGAAATCGTATTCGGATATATCACGAAGGAATACCGAGAAAAGCACGTCCTTCACACGCTCGTAGAGATCCATGAACTCGGCCTCGTCCATCTTGTCGAAGGCTATCGACTTCGGGACCTCTATCCATTCCTTACGTGATATGCTATAGGCCGTATCGCAATGCCCGGCGGCGATCTCGACGGTCTTCCGGAAACACTCCACGCTCTCCTTGAAATGCGCCGTGGTCTTCTCGTTCTGGTAAGACCATGCGCAATTTATCAAGGCGAAATACTTTTTCAGAAAGTCGTAGTTCCGTGCCAGCGTTATCTTGGCCTTGTAGATCTTACCTAGCTTGAGTTTTTTCTTCTCGTCATAGTCGGAATCATAGCATGGCCTCAATCCGCTGGCTGTGTTGAGCAAGTATAGTTCCATGGTCAGAACGGCAATCCATCGTCTTCTCCAACCGATGGGGCGTTGTTGATATCCTCCGGTGAGGGGATATTGCTCTTGAACGTGGATTCCATCAAGTCACCTATGCCATAATAAACGCCTTCCTTTCGCTCCTCTTTCCTTGGGGCGCAAGACACATAATGCGTATAGGTGCGGTTGTCGAACGTGACAGGCTCTTTTTTCTCCCCGATCGAGATATTGAGGAAGATCTTCTCTCCCTTGGCCGTCATTACTTTTTTCATCAACTCCTTCGGTATGTCGCTCAAGCATATTGAGCCGTATAAATTTGCCATATTTATTGTTTATTAAAAGTTATAGAGTAACTGGTTTTTGCCATCCTTATCGCCGGATGGATCGTGTATATCTCCCCGGTCTCGTCATCAATGACCGTGGTATTATCCGGCACCGTCTTCAGGAACGCCTCCCGTTCTTTTATCTTGGCATCGAGAAGCATCCTTTCCTCGACCAGCCTAGCGTAGACTGGATCATTGCAATTGGAGTGGTCGTAGGATACGCCTGTCTCCTTTATCTTGACCGTGGCCCCGTTCCAAGAGCGCTCCTTCCCGTATTTCTCGATCTCGGAAAGGACAGCGTCCTTCATCCGGTCATCGTCCAGCGTCCTCTTGATAGTCTCTTGCATCGCCTTTAACTTGACGACGTGTGATACGGGATCTACCTCACCTTCCAGTACCGGGTTCAAAAGGTCTATGGATAAAGCCTCGATATCTCTTTTCGTTAGCGGGGTCTTGCCGCTTAGCTCTAGCTCTTTGCTCATGACAGGTTATTGTTTATTTTATAGTTGTTGTATATCTCGATAATGGATTCCATTTCCACCTTCCCGACGATGTAGGACTTGTTTATAAGGCTCTCCACGGAGAAAGGCTGGTTGGATTCCTTGGCCTTCTTCTCGTTCTTGTATATCCACTTAGATATGGATTCCATGGCACTCTCATTATTTATATGATCTCTCGTAAGCTCTTTCTTATCGTTGGAGTTAGCCTTTTTAGGCTGCTCCTTTTGGGCGGTATTACCGCTCGCTATGTTAGCGTCCTCGTCATCGTCAGCCACGATGCCAAGAATGGCACAAAAGGCGTATCTCTTGGCGTACGTGATGGCCGATCCTATGGATTGAGCGTCCGCCGTATTGGATGGCATCCTTACCTTGGACGATATCCATTGGCCGGAAGAATGAAGCAGTATGGTCCGGATAGAGTAATCATCCTCTATTAGCTGACATACAGAAAGTTCGTTGTCTGCTAATGGTTGTTTTGCCGCCCTTTTGCATTCGGATAGGTCCGCATACTTAAACTTGTATTCTCCTCCCGTTTTAGTCCTTACCTTGACCTCGGAATTGAGGCTTGGTTGCTCTAGCGATCCTTGGAACTTGGCCAACGCTATCGCTAATTTGTCAATCTCTTCTGATTTGTCCATGTTATCGTATATTTAAATTCGTCAGCCTCCGGGACTCGAACCCGGACTAAGACCATCGGCCGCCCTGCCCTCACTACCGTGTCCCTTTCCACCGGGCCAATGATATCGTCATGGCCTACCACTTGTCTAGGATATCGGTTGCCGGTCTGGGTCGGGGTTGCACCTCGTAAGGGTAGGTGTTACCAATTATCGGTTATCGCTTTCAGTAAGTCCTGTTTGCTTTTTGCGTTTAACCCCATCCTGTATCCATCTTGACAAGCATTATGTTTTTTAGCCCGTTCAAGCAGATCTTCTTTTAATTCTTCGAATGTCTTCATTTATTTATTATTTATTATTTATTAGTTCTACAATATCTTTTCTTATCTCTATTAGTTCTTCTTTGCTAAGTGTCTTTAATTCGTCTAGGATATCGTCCTTCCTAGATCGGTTCGGTCTTGAAGGGGCTTGCACCACGTATATCACCCCGAAATCATTCCTCGTCTCCATAGCTTTTTACCGCCAATATCTTGATTATTACATATAATATGACACTGGCACCACCGAGTAAAAAGACCGCCCTTTTCAAGGGGTCCTCGAACCAGTAGCTTAACGCCAGTATAGCCGCCACTACCAATATCGCCATGAACGCCATTCTTAAAGTGTTCATCACTTGTTTAACGACGGCCTTGGATATCTCCTTTATCCGTCCTGTAATGCCATGTCCCATATATATTGTTGTTTTTAAAATTCGGAAGAAAGGCCTCATATCCTCACGGACGGAGACCTGCGTTGCACTTTAGTGAAATAATTGATTGAATAGCATCCGCTAGGGATGAAGCGTGCTCCCTGCCGGGCTTGAACCGGCGACCCTAAAGGCTCTGACCAACTGAACTAAGGGAGCGTTTGCCGGGGAATCCCACCCCGGCACAGTTTAAGTAATAACGAATATTCTTTCCTGCCTCACGGTGGTATTGTAAGGTCTTGGTAGCTTTATTACACATAAACAGCAAATAGTGTGAATTGTGATAGTGGTAGCCGGGGAACTCGCACCCCTTGTAACCCTAGATAATAATATAACTAGATAACCGGATTTCCACCGGACGTACTCCTTTTTAGTACGATATGAAGACGGATTAAAATTGTTTCTGCGGTTCGCTACCTGCCCTAGCCATTTCCTAGGGTGGAATTCTTCTTTCTTTCATGTGATTAACTTGGTTATTAATAGGTCTATCGGTTTTATTCGTTTTCTTCCTCTATTGTATCATCCAATAACTTGTCGATAGCCATGATAACCTTATCCGGCAACTCCTTGGCGGTATCATTAGACTTGAGATATTCTATGGTTCCGCCTATTCCGATAATCATCAGCATATCCCTTTTAGAGGGGATGAACACTAGCAAAAAAATAGGGATTGATATATAGGCGGCATATTTGATAGCCATGTCCTTAAACTTGGAATCGTTTTCAAAGTCATCTTCAATAAACCATCCGAGAATATATATGGAAGTTAATATTCCCAAGATAAATACTGCGATTATCGCCAACGTTTGTATGGCATCTAGCCTTGTGATCCAATAAATCTCATTCATGTTGTTATTATTTTAAATGTTCGCTCCCCCACAACCTCCAACGGTTTCGAACCCGAATGATAACGGGTGGGGGAATTTTTATTTATAAGTAGATTCTTCCGGCTTATGCGTCACAGGTGCGATAAGACCATAAGCCGGAAGACTTGTTAATGTGGTCTCGTCTTTTTGGAAAAGAACCTTTCCTGAGCGAGCTTTACGTCCACTAGGATATATTTACCATTTTGTTTTATGGCATCCCCGAAAATCCCCTTCTTCTTGTATCTCGCTATGGTGGATGTACTTACTTGGAGCAATTTCGCCGAGGAATCTAGTCCCCTAACGTACTTCCGGGATGGATCTTCTTCTTTTTGGGTGGCTAGCCTTGATATGATCAAGTCCGCTAGTTGTCCGGCTGTCACTTGGGTTGCCGGTAATTCCGCTATATTCTCCATATTGTTATTGTTATAATGTTATATTCCTCCCTCTACAGCCTCTAAAAGCCCTAGAGGATATCTCTATTCTAGCTATGCACCGGCACCTTTGCCTTGCCCTCCTCATTTCCAGATGAGAATCCACGCAAAGGATAAGTAGCAAGACGCACGCCACGGCTGAATGAACCATCTGTTGTATATTTACGTTAGCCTTTATATCGCACAGTCTCTCGCATAGCTTTATGGCCAATTCCCTTCCGTTCCTTACGCCAAGTATCTCGAAAGCCGTCCTTAGCTGGTTTATGATAGTATGCAACGACCTGTGTTTTTTCTCGGCTATCTCCTTTTTCTCGAATCCCACGGCGTAATACTGGGCCGTGTAATCACATTCCTCGGTTAACTCGGTGAATACCCTTTCCATGATCTGTCATGTTAAGCGTCTGACATAAACGATCCCTTCTTCCTTGTTTGATACGGAAGACCATTTTCTTCCCTCTCTATAATACTTAGCGTTTAACAGAGACACGTTATTTCTAACCGTCTCCAACACTTCTATAGGGAATGATAGTTTCTCAGATACTTTCATTTCTCTGATCTTTCTTTTGCTTTCCACTTTTTCTGCATGATTTACATTTCCTTTTTATTTATAATAGCTCCCCCACAACCTCCAACGGTTTCGAACCCGAATCATAGACGGGTAGGGGAGTATTTATCACTAACGTAAATCCGTAGTTCTCGGATTGACCGTCTTTCCGATCTGTCGTCATATGATTGTCTGTCCAATCTGTCATACGTTTGGCCGTATTAACCTCCTACTATATCTTAGATACGACCCGTAGGAAAAGTCGTATTATTTAGTACGATACGGTTTTATTTGCCAACCACCGAAAGGATACCCAAATGGGATCGTACTTATTATATATACATTATTAATTATATGTATAAATCCAATACCGGAACCGATTAAACTACATCGGGAGCAAGGACTATCGTCCTTTCCTGTATTTTCACCTTACGCTTATCCCGTTTATATCTCGTATACCTTTTGATAGCCATAAGGATTTTTTCTCAATAAGTCAAAGAACTCTTTTTTTGGTCACCGGGGTGGGATTCGAACCCACGGGGTATTTCTACTCCTCTTTAGGAGAGAGGGACGCTTCCTGCTACGTGCTACCCGGCGTTTATACTTTATTTTGCCTTCCCGTAGTATTTTGATCTTCCAACTAGCCCTGTTCCCCTTGATCCAAAATTATCAGTAAGGGCGTGGCAATTAGGACAAAGTAATTGAAGGTTATCTTCGTTGTTGTTAGCTGGATCTCCATCTATATGATGGAGTTGCAATGGTACTTTCTTTGTGAAATGGTTGATTTCTCCCCATCCGTATACTTGGCATTTCTTATGATATTTCTCCATCATATAATTTCTTACGAATTCACTATGAGTGAATGCCATTGTTCCCGATTTACGACCATCTTTCCACATTTTAATAGATTCTTTTTTCAGATATTCTCCAGAACATTTACAGCTACAGAATCTTTTTCCTTTGTAATACATGTGAAATTTCTTTCCGCAATTCTCACAGACACCCCAATTTTGGGGTTTAGCATTAAACGTTTCACTCGGATTTATTGCTCGTCTTTGCTTAAGTGGTATGCACATTCTTTGAGCGGCTTTCTTTACAGCAGCTCCTGTGACATCATAAATCCTTCCAATTTCCTCATAAGACAAATCTTTGTTTATGATCATATCTTGTAATCGCTCTTTTTCTTTGATCCAATTCATATTTTATAACTTTTATACTAAAAATTATTTACTCTATCCGTTGAGCTATGGGGCCGAGGATTTATCTTTTTCTCTTTTTATCCTCTTTGCTTGACATCCATCGGATGTAAATCTCATCAGTCCGACTTAGTTCTTTCAGCCTTACTGTTGGATATTCAATCTTACCGGGACGGCATATTGGGCTTATTGCTCCCATTTTTCTCCATCTTAATACATTGGCTTTACCATAAAGAGCTTCTGCTTTCCTTTGGGAAATGTAAGCTGGATCATCTTTATCCTCTTTGGCGAAGGTGTTTATCTTCGCCGCTAAGTCACGAATGAAGTCGCTATAGGACACGGATCTATCTGGAAATGTTATCTCGGCTATCATGATGGATTACTTTTAATTTCTACACCTCTATACCTTTCCCTCGCAATCTTCCTTATCAAGAAGGAGTTGTCGGAGTTCGTGATGCCTTTTAGGGCGTGCCTTATACATGGTTCGGACAGCCCCGTGTCCTTGGCTAGCTTTCTTATTGTCCCATACGGGACTACAATTTCATTGAATCTCATGCTTATATCTTAAATATTTATATTTGCATACTAGCCCGAAATGTTTCGGGTTGAAAACGTGTTTTGTTCTTAAAAACGATGTAAAAGTAAGTCTAATTGGATTAACAACAAAATAAAATAACACAATTCTAGTCTGTATAGACTATGTTATAAAACATAAAAATATGGAAGATTCAGTAAAACAAAGACTTAGGGGTTTCTTGAAAGAGCAAAACATGTCTATTAATCAAATAAGTTTGAATGCAAATTATCCTCAATCAACCTTGAATAAGCAAATTAACAAAGAGACTTCGATGTCGTTGTCTACTCTGTTAGTCTTATTAGACTTGTTTTCAATGCTATATGTATGTATAATTTCCGGCATTCATGGGGAACCATAGCGAGAAACGATATAAAAGCCTCAATGTATGACGTGGCTTTCTGCATGAATCATTCAAGCGCTCATAAGACTACAGAGATATATGTAAGACCGGATTACTCTATAGTCTCTGAGATAAACAATAAGGTTATTGATTTTGTATTTAACCAAAAAAAGGAAGAAATGGTATATGAGGATCCTGTGAAATATTACCCTGATGATCAGATGAAAATATCTTTTAGACAGATGATTAAAGGCAGTGTCATATATCAAGGCAAGGAGATATTCTCATTTACGGATATAGGATATAATAACATTGACGAAATAATAAAAAAGCTAGCGGGGCATGTCCCGTCGTTTGTTCCAGATGGAGCCAAGGTTGATTTTAGGATAGACAATTTAGATAAAGGTGAATACCGGATATTTATGAGACAAAAAGGAAAAGGCTTTTGATACTTATAAGACAAATAGACCAATAAAACACGCCCGTGTCAGAAAAAACACGGGCGTTATACTTTTTATATGCGAAAAATCGAACAATAGACTAGGCCTTAGCTATATTGGTTTATGGAGAGATATGTGTTGAAAACGTGTGTTTTATGCTCTTATTTTGAATTTATTGATATTTTTTTGAGATTTTATTATTTTGCTGTGTGCTAATCACGTATCTTTGTAACGTAATAAAATATCATTATTTAAGTATGAAAGCTGATTTAACAGTACATTCAATGTCTCGAAAATCGAATGTGAGAGCTTCTAAGCTTAGATCCAAGGCTGATAGGATGGGTTGGAAACCTATTTCATCTCGTTCTAAGAGATGCGTGATGTTTTCGATGGGAGAGGGGAATATTGTTGACAGAAAGAAATATGTCGTAGGTAGAGAACGTCCTTGTCGTATTGTTCCATAAGTATTATGTTAGAGAGTATTCATCCTTACGAATTAAAATATATACAAAAGGAGAAACCGAAAAGTCGTGATGCTTTTGATTTTTGTCTTGTCTATTCTTTTTTTACAAAAACTGATCCGGAAAGAATTAAGTATATCGTTAGGGCTGAATTTCATGAGGATGTAATAGCTATAAAGTTTTATGCGGCCAAGAATAGTAAAAGTGAGAATAAGTATCATTTAATATTGGATAAAAATAGATATAGGGGTACATTATGTATTTTAATGACATGTGTCAACCTTATCCCAATGCTGCTTAAGGATTATCCTTCCTCCTCTTTTATTATAAAAGCTTCTAATACTATGGATACTGTGTAGCCGTCATGTATATTATTCATTATATTTGCGGGACAGGTGCGTAACTTAAAGTTACGAAAATATGTTTTCAAATATTTTTGAGCTCAAATCCATTCGTGAGCAAAAGTATAGACTCTCTGAGCGTGAATCGGAGATCGCTAAACCTGTGTTAACCGACTTGGGTATGATCGATACCCTATATGAGTGGTTCAAGGAGATAGCCCTCGGAGGAAAGCCAATCCCTAAAGGGAATGTACCGCAAAGGAAAAAATTCATATTCATAATATTATATCTCTATTCTCCTATGACCTTGGCTGGCGGTAAGATGAAGGCTGGATTAAGGGAAAAACTAGGAAACGTACTAGGGATTAAGGAGAAGACGGTTGTCTCCAACAATATCAATGGCATAGTTTTTTCTTATCAATTGTATAAGTACTTTAGGCAAGATATAGAGCGTATTTTCTCTGAAATATTGGTTCGGTTGGATAAGACAAAGTAAATTTTGCGGTTTTTAAGGGTAATTCGTGACATTCTACCTGTTGTCACGAATCGCCCTTTCTTTATTTATGACCATAAATATCGATGACATAACTTTGGTCTTGATCTTTATTCAAGGCAAAGATATGAAATTGACAATCAAGCAAGAGAAGTTCTGTAATTATTACTTGGAATCAGGCAATGCTTCCGAGGCGTACAGGCGTGCTTATTCTTGCGAGAATATGAGACCCGAGACTATTAATATAAGGGCTTGCGAGCTTCTAGCCAACAGTAAGATAGCGGTAAGGGTAAAAGAGTTGCAAGCTGATTTACAAAGAAGATCGGATATAACCAAAGACGAGGCTATTGATATCCTTAAGAATATAGCACGGGCCAATGTCGTGGATATGTTGCAAATCAAGAGGGGGAAGAACTATGTAATCTTCTTGATAAAAGATTTGTCTAAACTGCCTTTGTCTTTCCAATTAGCTATCCAATCGGTCAAAAGTACGGATAAGGGCTTTGAGGTAAAGATGTATTCCAAGATAGACGCTTTGGATCGCCTTTCGAAGATGATGGGATGGGATGCGCCTGTCAAATCGGAGGTCAATATAGATGGCGAGGATAAATCCATAACTATTCAGGTTATTGACAAGAGGGAGGACGTTATCAATGGTGATACAGACGACTAGGATATATACGGAGGTACAAGGCGCTTTGGATAGCGGTTATAAGATCATATCTGCCCAAGGATCTTCTAGGAGCAGTAAGACTTATAACATATTGATATTCCTTATAGCGTATATCCTTCATAACCCTAAGCTGTCTCTATCTATCGTGAGGAAGACATTGCCGGCGCTGAAGGGATCTGTCTTCCGGGATTTCAAGGAAATCATGATCGATAAGTTCCGTATATGGGATAATAGGTACATGAACAAGTCGGAGATGGTTTACTCGTTCCCAAATGGATCATTCGTGGAGTTCTTTTCCACGGATGATGAGCAGAAGATAAGAGGAAGGAAACGTGATATACTTTATTGTAACGAGGGAAATGAGATATCTTATCTTGAGTGGCAGCAACTGGTGATGCGTACCACTCTTTTCTCTGTCATTGATTATAACCCGTCGTTCAGTGACGAGCACTGGATTTGCGATCTAAACAATGACCCTAGGACGTATCATTTTATATCCACTTATAAGGACAATCCTTTTTTAGAGCAAACAATCATCGATGAGATAGAGTCATTGAAGAATAAGAATAAGGTGCTTTGGGCGGTTTATGGGTTAGGGCAGCGGGCGATGGCCGAAGGGTTGGTGTTCCCTGATTTCGAGATCGTGGACGAGTTCCCTTCCTATGCCAAGCATGTGGCGTTAGGGCTTGACTTTGGATATAGCTATGACCCTACCGCTATAGTTAGATGCGGATTGGTTGATGATAGGTTATATCTTGATGAGAAATGTTACCGCACCCATATGTTAACCAAGGAGATTATTAAGGTATTGAAAGACCTTGGCTTGGTGGTTTACGCTGACAGCGCCGATCCAAGGCTTATACAAGAAATATCAAATGCGGGGATAATCATATACCCTGCGGACAAGTACAAGGGATCTGTTATGGGAGGTATTATCAAGATGATGGAGTATAAGATTTGTGTCACCAAGAGATCTTTAAACTTGATAAAAGAGCTTAGGAACTATGTATACGCCCAAAACAAGGACGGTAAATTTATCAATGAGCCTATTGACGGGTATAACCATCTTATCGATGGGGCACGTTATTGGACGATAGGCAAGCTTCTAGGAAAAGTATTAACAACAAGACTGTACTCGAAGGAGGAGTTAGGATTTTAACATGAATTACATAGACGCTATATTTCAGGTTTTCCAAAACAAGATATTGAACTCGTTTGGAGTGGAGAGGGACTTTGTCAGCCTTATCAAGGATAGGGATATAAGCCGGGCCATGTCAATGATGCAATGCCGGGACAGGGATGTTTCCCAAGCTATCTTGGAGTATAACCCGGAATCCCATGAGGTTAATAAACGTCCTAATAAGCACAGGAAAAATCAAGAACCATATATCACGGAGAAATTGCCACGAGGAAGGCAAGCGTATATAAATGAGGTGGAGCTGTTTTTTCTCCTCGGGCAGCCTATCTTGTGGAAAGCTGTATCGGATGATACGGATAAGGCTTTCAGGGCATTCGGTGATTTTCTCCGTTATACTCGATTCAACACGACAATCCGGGAAGCCAAGCGTTTGGCCGGTGCGGAGACGGAGAGCGCTAAGGTTTATCATATATACAGGGAAAATGGTATGCCCCAAGTAAAGGTTAAGGTTATATCCAAGTCAAAAGGATATACATTGCGGCCTTTATTTGATCAATGGGATAACATGATAGCTTTTGGTTATGGATATACGTTGCTTGAGGGCGATAAGTCCGTAGAGCATTTTGATATAGAGACCCCGGAATACATCTATCGATGCAAGAGAGCGGATATCGGATGGGATGTTACGCCATTGCTTAATCCTTCGGGTAAAATAAATGTTATCTACTATCGTCAAAACAAGGCATGGTATGGGGTGCAAAAGCGTATAGACAGAGAGGAAGCGGTTGATAGCAAGGCGGCGGATTCCAATAATTATTTCTCCGATCCAAAATTGAAATTAACCGCTGATGTCATTCAGAGCATAGTAGGGGGAGGATCTAATATGGTAGGAGAGGTTATCACCATGTCCGATAAGGACAAAAGCGCTGCCGAGTACCTAGTTCCGCCCGATTATTCCACGATGAAAGAGGCGGAGAAAAAAGACCTGTCATCAAGCATACTATTCGATACGTTCACCCCGGATTTCAGTTACGAGAACATGAAGGGGCTTGGGACATTATCCGGGGAGGCATTGAAAAGGGCCTTGGCTCTTGGATACATGAAAAGGGATAACTTGAAAGAGATATATGATATATTAATAGACCGTGAGAAGAATCTTATATTGGCTATCATGATGAACGTAACTCATATCGGCATGAGAGAGGAGTTAAGCAGGCTCGACCTGCAACATGAGTTCTCCGAGCCTTTCGCCGAGGATAAGGATAAGAGAATAGATATGATAGCGAAACTCTATGATTCAGGATTGGTGTCCCTTCAAACGGCGGTAGATATGCTGTCCTTGACTGATAAGCCGGAGGAGGAGATTCGACGGATATTAGAGGAGAAGCGGGAAAAGACGCAAGGAAATGAGAAGGACAAGAATCTTAAAGCTCCGGATGATTCCACTCAAGAATAAGACCGGTTTAAGTCGTACCTTGATATCATTAAATTTAATGGGCGTGGTTATTTTATAGCCATGCCCTATTGTTTTTGTGACAATCGGTCTATTGTCATGTATATAACCCGTTTTTATTTTATTACAAGCTTATGTATCAATACTTTTATGCGAAAAAATAAAAGCAAGAGCATGAAAGAGAAGATTTTCCAGCAGTTAAAACAGAAGTTCTCAAATCTTGGGTTAACGGAGGATGTTTTGAGGTCCGTGGCAGAATCATTGGGGTCCACTGGCCTGATTACGGACGATAATCTTGAAACTGCGGTAGCAGGGCAAGAGTCAATGTTGAAATCTTACCAGAGTTCCTTGGATAAGGTGCGAACCGAAAGCGCAAATTACAAGAAGGAATTAGAGGAGTTGAGAGGCAAGGGGGGCGGCCAGCAACAGCAACCAGATAAAAACGAGGAGCCGGATTGGTTCAAGAAGTATCGTGAGGAGCAGGACGAGAAAATCCGGCTCTTGACCTCCGAGAATGATAAAGCTAAGGAGGAGAAAGCACGTGCTGAAAGACACAATCTGATCCTTGACAAGGCCAAGAGCCTTAAGATCTCAAAGGAACGGATAGAGGAGGGCTTCGCTATAACGGACGATATGGACGATAACGCGATTGATACTTATCTGTCCAAGGTGAGACAAAATGAGGTCGCAAAGGGATTAGAGGAAAAAGGTTCGGCGTTCTCTGTCTCTACGTCCAAGGAAAAGAGCAAGGAGCTCGCTAAGGATTGGGCCAAATCATTGCCGGACGCTAATTAAAGTAAAAGATTATGGGTATCGAATTTAACAAAACAAAGATTAAAGGATCGTTCCCCGTCTTTTGGCGCGGGGAATGCGCAGTCCTTCCCGGGGATTTCAAATTAACCACTGAGTTGGCGGAAGGGACAATCGTGCGAAAGGGCACTCCTATCAAGCTGGACTTTGATCGCATGGAGTGCAAGATCTGTAAGGCCGTTAAGGTATTAGCCGGAGGAACGACCACTGAGCTACGTATAGGGAAAGATAGCTTTGTCGCCAAGGGAGATTCTATTGGTGGGCAGGACGTGAGTTCCGTAGATTCAAGCAACTCTGATTATGACGTGGTTACATTGACTGCCGTTGTAGGGTCTGCTACAAAAGGGGCGATTCTTGCCGTGGGAACGGATGAGCCTGACGCTGTGGTTGAGACAACGTTTGTCTATACGAAGAATATGTCTTTCCAGACGGTATCGGCGGGATATGAGGTCCTTATCCTTAAGGATGTGGCTTATCCAGTCCCTTCCTCATGGTTGACGGGATTCAGCATGAAGAATAATCCCACAATTAAGTATATTAGACAGTAAGGAGGTGAACGATGGATGTTTATAGTTCTATTTTTGGCGAACTGACGAAAGAGGTTCAGATTCGTATTGACGCTGCCACGGAGCTTCGCAAGCGCTTGTTTGACCAGAATATCTACGAGCGTTATCTTGATTGGGATGTCCCGACTATCGGCCTTAATTTTGAGGAGCTGATCGGGCAATATAACTTGAGCGTGGCGGCGGCTACCCTTGATTCCAAGGGAAAGGAACCGATCTTGGGTACGGAGGGGCTTGAGACCTTGAAGCAAAAGGTCCTTACCCACCAGATGAGTTACTCAATGCCGATCGAGGAGTATCGCAAGGTCTTGCAGATCCTAGACTCTAGGATGTTGACGGATGACCAGAAGACACAGCAGCTCATTAATCTGATGTGGAATAACGTGTCTACCGTTGTCAAATCCGTACAATCTAAGTTGGATATTATTTTCTTGGGTGCCTTGTCTAACAAGGGGGTATTTACATTTGATGCCAAAAATAACCCTGAAGGAGGGGTACGTGGTATTATTGATTACAAGATGCCGCCCGAGAATATCGCTAGCGTTACTCTTAACTGGACGGATACCAATAAGGACAGCGTCGATCCTTTCGAGGATATCCAAGGTGTCGTGGATGCGGCCCAAGACAAGGTGACGTTTGATAAGATATTGATGTCTCCGGCCAGATTGTCTTATTTGCTTAAGAGCAGGAAGATGAAACAGGTCATTTTTGGGACCGACAAATCCGGCACTCCTCTTTTGATGTCCGGTTTGAATGAGTTCCTACGCTCTAATGACCTTCCTGTCATAGAGACAGTGAGACGTATCACCCGTATCCAAGACAACGGCAAGCTATCCGAGTACAAGCCTTGGAACGACAAGAATATCGTCTTTGTCCCGGCAGGTAAATTAGGTGTCATCAAGAACGCTTACGCCGATAATGAGTTGAGACAGGAACCGGGCGTTACTTACTCTAATTATGGCCGGATTCGTATCTCTCAATGGGGCAAGGGCGAGACGGACAATTCCAATGGCGTAGAGTTTACCAAGGCTCAATCGCTATCCTTGCCGGTCCTTACCGAGATTAATGGTATTTACTCATTGACGGTGGAGACATGACGATAAGAGACTACATAGGGCAGAAATTCTCGGCTTATGGAGATCTATCCGAGGCGGATATGCTGGATTTCAGCATCAAATCGGGGTTATCCCCGGACGATGAGATGTCTAGGGAATCCATAGGCAAGGTAGAGACAGGGATGATAGGGATCATCCCGTCGCTGCTGTTGCGCCCGGATAGCGTCAATGAGAGCGGCTTCTCTGTCTCTTGGGACAAGGACGGCCTCCGGCGGTATTATTTGTTCCTGTGCGAACGGAACGGTGTTAGCCCGGATGTGTCTTCCGGTCTTGGGGTAGTCTCATCTTATATGGATTATTGATATGTATTACGCTCCTCACATATTAGAACGAAAAGTTGTCAAGGAATATGATCACGATGACAATGGCAATCCTGTTCCCGGGACTGGTGGTGAGTTATGGGAGAGACTGGGACGATGTAAATGCTATGATAAGAGCGCCGATCGGGTATATACGGTAAATGGCGTAGCCTTTGATTACAAATATCGTGTCGTGACAGATAAGATCAAGATTGATGCCGGGGATATCGTGAGAGTATTGAATCAAGATGGGAGTATTCGCGGTAGTGGCGTTGTTATCAACCCGATGCTAACGGATTATCTAAATTACGGGCAAATATGGCTGGAATAATAAAGTTAAGTTATGATTTGTCCGATGTGGATGATTTCATCTTGGAGGCCTATCGTCAGGTGTTCGCCTTTCTAGCCCAACTAGGGCAATCCGCTTATGAGACCGCCGTTCAAGAAGGTAAATATAACAATATTACCGGAAACTTGAGGAGTTCATTGGGATATGTCATATCAATGGACGGTAAGATCGTAAAGGAAGGCGGGTTTAAGAGGATAGATGGACGTGGGGAAAATTATGAGAAGGTTTTTTTCACGACCAGATCCCAAAAGACGGTCCAGTTCTGGGCTAAAGGAAAGTCCGGGGATGGAAGCGAGGGGAGCAGGCAAGGGCTTAGTTACGCTAGGGATCTGGCTTCTAAGCATACAAAGGGAGTGACATTGATTGTCGTGGCGGGAATGGATTACGCTAGCTATGTGAATGATATCCATAAGCTAAACGTGATAGATACTGCCGAGGCTAAAGTAATAGCTATGTTACAATGATAGTAAGCACGGACATACAGACAATCTTATACAAGAAAGCCTTGGAACTTGGTGTTACCGGGGTGTACAAGGAGGATGATACGCCTACAGGTAAGCTTGAGGAGGAGAGGGTTACCGTACACTCGAATTCCTCGGAGCCGGGAATTACATGGAAGGTGGGATTCGTTCATGTCAATATAGCCGTCCCTGATCTGGACGAGAAAGGAACGCCTGATTTGGACAGGATGAATAAGCTGGAACGTATGTCCATGGAGGTGTTCAAGGACACCTCGGTGTTTGATGGCACTCCTTATACCTACGAGGTAGACACTACTAGAATTGAGGTTAACAGGGATCTTAAATGTCACTACGTTAATGTGAGAGTATTATTTAAAGTTTTAAATGTAATAGTATTGTAATATGGGAAGAACAATTTCTGCTATAGGCGTAAAAAGGATACTTTATGGGGAGCCTCTGGCTACTGCACCCACATACGAGGGCTTGGGGACGTTATTTACGGCTTTCAAGGATGTTCAAATCGTCCATCAAGGGACTTATGAATATACCGAGGAGGACGGTACGTTAACAGAATACAAGGATGAGTTGACCGGCCAGACATATCGGTCATCGTTTGAGGCAGGATCACAGAGCTTGAATTGGGTGATCGGGGCATATGACTTCGCTACCAAGGCCGAGCTTATGGGCGGTAAAACCTTGAATACGGATAAGGGATGGGAACGTGGCAACGCCGGCGAGCAACGATATAAATGTATCGTCGCTATTACCAATGATGACGTGGCTATCATTTTCCCTAAGGCGAATCTTGTGGGTCGTGGGGCTTCCACGGATGGGGCCGTTGGTTTGTCGATGTCCGCCACCCCGCTGAAATCATCCACGACAATAGCTTCAGAGTATTGGTTTGACGTGGAAGGAGAATCCTTGAAGGGTTGAATGTAATATGTCTTATAGGAACGGGGACGGCGGTATTTTCCGTTCGTCCCCGTTTTTGTTTAATTCTAATTTTTTTACGTGACATGAACAAGGGCGCTAGTTTAGTGGCTGACGCTGTCCTAGGTGAGGATTTCAAGGTCGTGGTCCTAGGGGGGAAGGCGTATAAGGTAAGTCCTCCTACAATAGCGACGATTTGCAAAGGTATACAATACCTATCTCTTATTGATAAGACAACATCGGGCAAGGAGGATCTTGAAAAGGTGAGGAACGATCTGGAAAATATATTAAAGGGATTGTCTGTGTTCGTTTTAGGAAGCGCTGATATGTACAAGGAGATCGATGGGGCTACCCTCCATGAGCTAAGGGAGGCGTTGGAGACTGTCGTTAAATTCATATCCGCGGAGGATTTTTTCGTCTGTGCCGCCTTAGCCGAGAGCGTGGCAAGAATGGCGGCGACACCAAGGTAACAGGTAATGAGACCATGCTAGGACAAGTGGCCACGTTCATGGAATCGTTGGGATTGTCTTATGAGGACGTGGTTTATAAAATACCATATCGAAACCTTCTGATCATGCAGAAGGATATATTGCATAGCGTTTCCGGTGATTTGATCGTGGAGAGAACCGGGCGTGATTTGTTGAAGCGAAAGGAAAAGGAGGGTGATTAATGGCTAAACTAAACTTCGAGGTCGATGCCGATCTACAGAAACTTATAAATCTTCGAAAGGAAGTGGAGGAGTTGAAATCCGCCTTGAAGGATTTCGATGTATCTACAGATACCAAGGGATTTGACGATTTAAACCGGAAATACGAGGAGGCGACACGGAAACTAAAGGACTATGAGCAGCAGATGCAGAATTATCAAAGGGTAATAGAGCAGCTTAAGGTCTCTAATGGTATTATTGATGGGGCTCGTCAGATAACAGAAGAATTGAATAACGCTACCGATGTGTTTGTCGAGCAACAACTGAAGGTTAAAGGCCTAAGTGACGAGATCAAAAAGCTCAATAAGTCTTACTTGTCTCTCTCGGATGCGGATAAAAATTCCCAGAAGGGATCTAATATGTTAACCGACCTGAAGGAGAAGACCCGGCAGCACGCTTTAGAGAACGAGGCCCTGAAGAGGCTAAGGAAGGAATATTCGGACAATATCAAGATCGAGAGAGCTGCCTCGGATTCCCTTGTAGCGTTGAGAAAGCAATTGTCGTTGCTTAATGCCGAGTATGACCGCCTTTCCGCTACGGATAGGAAAGCGACCGTAGGGACTAACCTGCAAAAACAGATACAGGCCTTGAATACGGAGATTAGTTCGGCGGAGCAAGCTACCGGACGATATCAACGGAACGTCGGCAATTACGCCAGTAGTTGGAACGGATTGAGCGTGTCGGTTCAACAGGTCGCAAGGGAGTTGCCTTCCCTTGCTGTTGGCTGGAATACATTCTTTTTGGCTATATCCAATAACTTGCCGATGCTTGCCGATGAGCTGAAGAAAGCCGCTGCGGAGTATAAGGCGTTCAAGATGGCTGTAGCGGCAGGAAATAATGACGTGGCAAAAGTGGCTCCTGTCTGGAAGCAGTTGATAACATCTATTTTCAGTTGGCAAACGGCCTTGGTTGCGGCGATAACGCTTTTATCTGTCTATGGGAAGGATATTATCGAATGGACGAAAAAATTATTTGGAGCAGGCGAGGCTATAAAAAATACAAAGCAGCTACAAGATGAGCTAAACCAATCTTTTTCTAAAAATTCCGGAGAATTAAGCAAGTTGATTATTCAGTTTAAGTCATATCAAAGACAGTGGAAAGAACTTGCAGGTAATTTGCAAGAACAGCAGAAATTTATTGAGAAGAATAAAGATGCGTTTGATTCGATGGGGGTTTCGATTAAGTCTGTAAGAGACGCTGAGAATTTGTTTGTGGATAATACAGATAATTTCATAAACTCATTGAAATTGCGTGCTCAAGCTACTGCCGCTCAAGATTTAGCTGCCGAAGAATATAAAAAGGCTATCCAAAAAGAAATAGAGGCAGATAAAATTAGAGAAAAAGCAAGTGAAACTCGTAAAAAACAGGAAATTGACGCAACCGGGGTTATACAAGATACTCGTTTTGGTAATATAAAATCTCATCAACAATTAGTAGAAGATAGGGCAAAAAGTTTTGATCATGAAGCGGAAGCTGTAGATAGAGACGCACAAGCCTTAAAGCGGAATGCGGACGCTTATTTTGAACTTGGTAAGGCAAAAGAACAGGCGGCTGATGATCTTCTTTCTAGTTCAGGCATTGAAAAGTACGATAAATACGAAGAAGATAGACTTAAAAAAGCTCAACAAGAAACAGAAAGACAAAAGAAAGAGGCTGAAAAACAAAAAGAAATACAAGAGCGTATTAATCAGCAATTACTTGATCTCCAGAATAAGAACCAGCAATCTAGGATAAATCTTATGGAAGAAGGCTCCGATAAGCGTATCGCCCAAATAGAATATGATTACGATCGTGAAATAGAGGCTATCCGTAAGAGGGAGAAAGAGTGGCGTGAGGCTCAAGGGGGAAAACTCACGCAAGAACAAACGGTTGAAATAAAAACAGCCATTACGCAGGCTCAGGCTACCCGTATGCGGTCCACGCAAGAAGTAGAGAACGAGCAGATCGAGGCTCAACGTAAAGCCATGAATGATTATCTTAAGGAATATGGCACTTATCAAGACAAAAAAATGGCACTCGCCGCCGAGTACGGGCAAAAAATAGCGTTTGCCGAGACCGAGGGGGAGAAATTGATACTCGAGAAGGAATGGGATAAGCAGCTTTCCGACCTTGAGATAAAAAGTGGCAATACCGCCAATGCCATAATCGCTCTTTTTGGAGACATGAAGGACAAGACTCTAAAGGAGTTGATAGAGATATCCACCAAGGGAAAAGAGGCCTTGGAGTTTCTTAAGTCCGGAGAATGGGATGAATCAAAAGGCAAGGGATTAGGTATAACGCAGGAACAATTCGATCTTTGGTCTGATATGCCTGAAATAATGGATAGGGCAGGGAAAAGCGTTGAGAGCACCAACGAGAAGGTCGATGAGTTGCGACCCGCTTTTGACAAGGTGACAGAAGGAGTGAGGCGATTCTTTGCTGCTGGTGACGACCCCAAAAAACTGACGGAATCATTACAGCTCATTAATGAGGGTGTAAATGAAGTTATGACCTCTGTTCAATTCTTGTCAAATACCTTTGGAAAACTTGGTGATTCGTTCGGAGGTGCTTTTAATGACATAGCGGAAGGTTTAAATATGGCAATGGACGCTGTAAATTCCGCTATGCAGGGTGCGCAAGCGGGTGCGATGTTTGGCCCTATAGGGGCATCCGCTGGTGCTGCTATTGGGGTAGTGACCTCTCTAGCGTCCTCTATCGCTAAGGTCCATGACAAAAAGAACGAGAAACGTATACAGAGATTACAAGACCAGATCGATGTGTTGGATGCCTCGTATGAGAAACTAGGCCGTTCCATAGAAAAGGCTTATTCTACGGACGCTTCTAAGCTCATAAACCAGCAAAATAAATTGCTAGAGCAGCAAAAAGTGATCATCCAACAACAGATCGAGGAGGAAAGAAACAAGAAAAAGACCGACGATGACCGGATCAAGGATTGGCAAAAGCAATTGGAGGATATCAACGCTCAATTGGAGGACAATAAGGAGAAAGCTGTAGAGGCTATAACAGGAACCGATGTCATGTCCGCTATTGACGAGTTCGCCCAAGCGTATTCGGAGGCGTGGGCTACAGGAACTAATGCGGCAGAGGCTTCGACTAAGATTGTCCAAAATTTGATCAAGATGGCTATCATTGAGTTCTTGAAGAAGAAATTATCCCCTTCCGTAGAGGAATTCATGAAGAAACTGGCCGATTATATGTCCGATGGTATCGTTTCGCCTTGGGAAGAAGCGGAGTTGAACAAGTTGAAGGAAAAAATGGACGCTGAGGCCCAGAAGGTCTTCGATACGTCAAGCAAGTATTTCCAAGAGGATAAGAATGATAAATATGAGCAGACCGCTACATCCGGAGGTTTCGAGAAGATGTCTCAAGATAGCGCCGATGAGTTAAATGGCCGTTTCACCGCCCTGCAAATGACAGGGGAGGAGATACTGTTGTTCCTGCAAGGCTCCGAGCAATTCTTGAGCCTCTTGTATATAAAGGCCAGTATGGACGTGATATCTGTAAAGATAGCCTCGTTGTATGACGTGGCGGATGAGACTAGGACGATGATCGCCAGTATCTATATAGAGTTACAGCAGATCAATGATAATACCGCCAATACCGTGATACAATTGAAAAAAGCGGTGGATAAATTGACTAGTATAGAGACTAACACTAAAAACATGTAGTATGAATGTTGGAGATATAACGAGACGGGCTATTTCGCTAGGGGCTTGCAGTGAATCTGGCAAGGCCACTGACTGGAAGAGCCTATGTTGGCTGTTTTTTTCCCCGCAAGGGCGGGAGTTTTGCGAGGAGAATAATTATCCTTCGTTGGATTTATTTAGAGGCATGGCTAAAAACATAGCTCCCTACGGGATATACGTGGATCGTGATCTAATTGAGCTTCACAATAAAACAAACGTAGGTGTGATAGGTAATACCGTGGCGTATTTGAGTTATGACGATAACACGAGGGTGCATAAGGTGATCTTGATGCACGGGGGCAAGGCCAAGATAGAGGCCGGGAACTACTCCGTGATATTGCTTGTCAATATCGGGGGATGCGAGGTGGAGATTATTAACGACGGAACGGCAAGGATATTATGTTAGGGGATCTATTTATTAACGGGAATGACGCATGGGGCACGTATCGTGTCGCCATGGGAGAGGGTTTTATCCAGACCTTGCTAACCCCAGCGGGAAACAAGGATTTCATAGAGAACGAGAGCCGGTTGGAAAACGGGAAGAGGGTCGTGTTCAATAATCCCAAGGTGGCTAGCCGGGATCTTACCCTTACGTTCAACATACACGGGGATACGCAAGAGGAATATATGCTGAATTATAAGGCGTTCGTGGCTGTCCTTCAACAAGGCAAGGTCGTATTGCGTGTTCCGGATCTTGATATGACATTTACCCTTGTCCATAAGAGATCATCAAGCTTCGCATTGGATCGGAACAGGTTGAATAGTAGGCTATCCGTTAAGTTCGAGGAACCTGACCCAACGTCAAGGGGATAAGCGAAGAGCCGTCCGCCCCTTATTGGCTAGACGGCTCTTCGTCCTATTGCGCTAAAAGATGCGTATTTAAAGATCGGAGGTCGAATCTTCCCGGCTTTGACCTCCCGTTGTTGTATACCGACACGGTCATATGTGGCTTGGGCTTGGTGCCGCTAAATCCGCAAGCCCTCTCCAGCTCGTCGATAAGCCTCTCCATTTTCAAGGATTGCCGGTTGAATCGCTCCATCGCCTTCTTGTCCCTTTGGGACGTTAAAAGCATTTCGTTTAGTATCGTGTTTATGTCTTTCATACGTTGTTCCTCATGAATTTAATGTTATACGAAAAGGCGTAATATTGGTCATACGTCATTAAATAATGGATTAATTAGCCTTCCCTTTTTCTATGAGTGGCATTATCCCATGTATCTTTAATTCCTCATACAGAAATAGACGTCCCTTTTGTGTCCATTCCGTATTGAGGCTAACATCGGGATTCCCGTTTGTGTGAGTGTAGTTGTGGGTGGCGCTGTGAACATACCCTTTATTCAAGTATTTACCGTACAAAATCCATTGGTTGCGAACCTTGTGCTGTATGCCAAGATCACGAAGTAAGGCGTTGAACCTTCTTGCGCTCATCCCGTAATCTTGCGCTATCTGGGTGACCAGTACTGTTTGCTTGCTTTGCAAGATAACACGGGTGTACTCGCTTTGCTTCTGTAGCTCTACGTTCTCCGCTCTCAATTCCGTTATCTCCTCTTGCTTTTGCTCTATCCTCTTCTGTTGCTCCTCTATTTGCATCTGTTGTTGTGCGGCTAGCATTAGGGCCTCGCCGTAGGATTGAGGCACCGGGTATTGGTGTTGGAGAGAACTATGACCTGTAGTGAGAAGCTCTTCTATTCTCTCGTCTACCCATATCGAAAATTCCGTTGATAACTTCTGGGCTACCCGGAGGGCGACACGTTGATGTGCCCAAGTTCCGGGGGCATTCCCTCCTCTTGTAATTATCAGTAAATCAGCCAAACTACAATTTTGTAGTTTGGAAAACTTTTCGCAATAGTCGCTGATTTCCTGAGAGTTAATAATATGAGTGAGATTTTTGTCTGGAAAAGCTTTTGCAACCTCTGTAAGGTTTACATAAACAACGCCTTTTCGTACACGCATGGTAACATTATTAAGGTTTTTGGTGATGCTAAATCTAATCATAGGTTATCTTCTAGGTATCTATTGAGATAGTCTCGTAATTTTCTTACATCTTCTTTTGAGGAAAGAACTAGTGTAACCTCTTTTTCGCATACATTGTCGCATGCTGCAATAAATAATGCGGTGCTTTCATGATTAATGCTCTTGTGTCCTTTTTTGTCTATGCCGTATACATATGATTTTTGCATTTCAATAATAGCCCCATCATCTGAATTGACTGAAACGGTTTTGTACTTGCCTTCCCACTCTTTGACTTCATTTAGTGTCATATCTTCCGTCTGGATAAACCTAAGATTACCTTTACTAGCTAAATAAGGCATACGGATGATTTTATTTGATCTGTTTCTTCTATGTTTGCTCATCTTTCTATCATTTTAATTTGTTTATTATGTTCCATGACTGCATTGGCTACGATCTTGGATGCTTTTCCGCTAGCCAATTCACATTTTCCGTTACCTCTTAGATCATTCTTCTCGATGTCCTCGGAGGCTAAAGCTTCCGCAAGGCCCACTGCCATCAACTCAGCTATGCTCATATGATCTCTTATGTTCGCTGTTTTGGGAAGATTCTTCTTCTCACGTATTACATTTGTACCACCGCCATACAAATGACTATATATAGCATTTGTACAATTGCGGAAACCTTCACGTTCCACGCCATGGGAAGCTAGTGTACTAGTAAATGCGCTACGGGATATTTTACCTTGAATCCCTTGAGCAATCCATCGCTCATTTTTACCTTTTCTTTTATATGTGTTTATGGCACGATCAACGATCAAATCGGGATTCTTCTCTTCTTCTATACGTTGGAAGAAAACCTCATTAACCAGTACTGCCAGATCTGTATCTAGGTACTGCGCATATTCCAATGCAACTTGCCTAATACCATATGTACCACCTCTTTTACCCCTTTTCGTTTTTATAATACCGTTTTTGTCGGTATTTAAAACGTTGCAAATAGAAGACATGAATTCTTTCGTCTGCTTTAAATCTTTCCAATCATAAGGTCGTTTATCTTCTGGACTACCAGCAATCACCCACAAGTCGTTCAGAGAAAACTTGTCCTCGTCTCTACCGATTTTTTCTAAAATATTAGCATCATATTTTGCTAATCCATTTTTATTTTTCATAACTTTGTGCAGTTATAAAAGTTAATATTATCCTCATTGGTAGCTCGGTCAAGCACTACCTTTGAGGATTTTATTTTGACCGAAGTGGTAGCCGGGGACTTGAACCCCGGTGTATGCCGTCCTACCTGCTTATTACCAGTCTCGCTTGACAAGGTAAAAAGCGAAGGGCAAAGATTGAAGTTGCCTATTGTGACGGTCTGCAACTGGAATCAATGCCCTTAAATATCTTCTTTCGCTACCGTCACATGAGCGATCATTTTCATATCACAAAATTATATATGACAAAATCCGTGGCCTATTTTTTCAAGGCTCGAAAAACCACAATGGAGCTATTGTTGTAAAATCCCTCCGGCCGTATTACCGGAGGGGCATCTACTTCCGATCCTCTCCCCGTCGTTCGAGTTATCCCGCAAGCCTGCAAGTCATGTCGCTAATTACGCTCATGAATCTATCGTAGGTCTTTTTATTCCATTCCTTGTGATCCGGCATCCAGTCATTGAATATCTCCATGTAGACCACCTCGTGAAGTCTGTCCTGTACGGTGACGCATAAACCGCCCGTCTCCGGCATAACGCCTACATTTATATGTACCGGTTTCCTTCCGATCATACACTCCAACGCAATTCTTTGCACGTTCTTCAATACCTCTATCGTTTCCATATCCTTATATTATTAATGTATAGTTATCAATCACCCGAATAAACCCTGTTACCGTAAAGGCTAGCCATACCGACATGAGATAAGACAACATGCTTGCGATACTCGATGCGTCTAGCTTCTTCCTCTGCCAATCTCTTGGCTTTGGCCTCATTATTTTTTATCTCTATCTTGGCATTATCCCATGCTATAGAAAGGCACTTGCCAAAAGACCAAGAGAATTTTCGGTAAAGTCTGAATAATCTCCATGCGTCTTTCATGATCTCACTCTTGTTGTATTTCTGTGTTGCCATTGTACTGTTGTTTTATTTTGATGATGCAAATGTAAGTCTATCATATTACATATGCAAGAAAAAGAAATATTATCATTTTTAAATTTAACATCATTTAGTAATATGATCGTTTTACATTTGATTATTCTGTGTAGTTTTGCATAAACTTAATACAGATCATTATGATAGATAGATTAATAATTAAAGAAGCTATTAAACATTACGGTACATCTGTTAATGAAGTAGCAGAGAAAATGGGTATATCAAGAGTTACTTTAAGCACGCACATTAACGGAAACCCATCTACAGAAATTCTTTTAAGAATAGCGGACGCAATAGGATGTCCAGTTACAGAGTTATTCGAGCAACCAAAGAAAGACTCTCTATCTATCACGTGTCCTAACTGCGGACATCCATTGAAGATAAAGGTGGAATGATGTTATCTTCAATGATCTCTAAATAAAAATCATGAAAGTTTGTTTTCTGCATACAATGCATTACCTTTGCGATACAATATAATACATAAGTAATATGGAAGCAGTAATAAGAAAGCAAACCTCGTTCCGTTTACGTGAGGACTTGTTGCAAATATTGCAGGAACAAGCCAAGAAAGCGAACAGGAGCCTGAATAATTTCGTGGAGAGCACCTTGATGGACGCTGTATACTCCGAGCCAAACGAGGAAACGATAGCGGCGATAAACGAGGCTCGTTCTGGAAAGTATGCCGGGACGATAGACGTAAGCAGTTTTGATGCCTTCATGAAATCATTGGACGAGATAGAATGAAAACGATCCATTACAGTACGAAGGCAAAGAAAGACTTAAAGAAGTACCGTAGCAACATCAAGCTGATGGAAGCCTTGTTTGATGTCTTGGACAAGCTAAAGAAAGGGGAGTCTATCCCAAGCAAGTACAAGCCCCATGAGCTGATAGGCAATTACAAGAACTGCATGGAGTGTCATGTTGGCAACGACTTTCTTCTTATTTGGATAGATGCGGTGTCTGACATAGTGGAAATTGTCAGGATCGGAAGCCACTCCGAGTTGTTCGGGAAAAAGAAATGATTTAACATTATCGATGGAAAATGGTAAGGATGAGTAAATAATACCATGATAAGGTGACGGATCGCTGAAAGGCGGTCTTTTTTTATAATCTTTATTGATGTTTTTCCCATAAATATATTGTCCTGTTAAATATTGTTGCTAGATTTGTGCCATTATTAACTTAAATACATTTTACAATGAATAAAGTATTTTATTTATGGTCAATGCTATTGGCTTTATTTGTTTTTACGGGCTGTGGAGATGATGAGGAAGGTGATAATAGTTCTCAAACGGTGATGATTAATTTGTATTGGAAATATGAAAATATGGATGATACAAAGATTGCTTCTCCTAGTATTGTAGCTTTATATGATTATGAAGATGCTAAAAACTTTGATAAAGAGGCATCGGTTAATGCAATGGCTAATGATGGACATATTGTATTAAAGGATGGAACAGCCTTGACTCCTAAATATATCTCCAACAATACGGTAGGAGTTAATATATTTGAGAATGTGGCTAATGGTAAATATATGGTTATAGCTATGTATAAGCCTGATGGATATTCTTTCCCTTTTGCTTTCTTGTATGGATATAAAATGATAGAAGTTAATTCATTAAATGGATCTTCATTAAATACTTTCATTATGATATGGGAGAATAGTGGTAAATTCGTAGAAATGAATAAAAAGTAAAATAAAATTATTTTTCTCTCTTAAGCCCGTTCCGTCCTTTCGGTTCGGGCTTTTTTATTTCCTCCTACAACAAAATTACAACAATCCCGCCATTGTTTTTTTTAGGTTCGCTTGATTTTTTGCCATCCCCCTTATATGCGTGAACTTTGAGTTCATGATCGAGATTAAGGACATATCTGGTAGAGTCAAGTTGTCGGTATCGATAGAAACGGGTTCGGTACGTCGGTTTGAGTTGATGAAAGAGGACTATGTGAACCTCGTGTTCTCCTTGTCCGACCCGGTACAACTGGAGATCGGAGACAATATCGATTATGAAGGTAGCGTTTTCTACGTAACTGGCAAGACATACCCGACATTCAACGCATCCACAGGCGGATACGACTATAGCGTGCGATTCGACTCGCATTATTACCGATGGAAGAATCATATCCTATTTTACGATAGGCAAGGTAACAAGGAAGCGTCATGGAGCCTTACACGTGCTCCGGAGGCCCACCTAAGCATTGTCGTATCCAATTTGCGATCTCTGGGATTCAGGTATAACGGCAAGGAGTACCAAGCCGTTGTCGATAGCTCCGTTGACGCTGTCGCCAAGCTCGTGCAATACGACAGCACGAATATCGTGGATGCCCTTACCAAGATTGCCGAGACGTGGGAGTGCGAGTGGTGGGTAGAGGGTGACAAGATATATATAGGCAGGATAGAGCGTGGCGATCCCGTAAATCTGGGGATAGGTAGGCAGGTAGCTTCCATGTCAAGGAGCCAAAGCCAAGACCTGTTCGCCACACGCCTGTACGCTTTCGGCTCAACGAGAAATATTCCCTCGGGCTATCGCAAGGGGGAATCCGGTACGGTGGTGCAAGGGGTGGTGCAAAAACGCCTCATGCTTCCTAAGGGGACCCCCTACGTGGACGTGGTA